ATTATCTATGCTCTATGAGTAACGATTATACAGAAGTATATCAAAACATTAACAAGGTAGACAATACAGATGGTTTTATAGAACTAGCGACACTATCTAAAACAAATGCAAGTGCATTAAAAGGTTCTAAACTACTTGTTATTAAAAACAATAGTCCTGTTGGGGTTGAACTACAATTTCATATTAATGAATTTAATGACAGTAGTAATATTGATCAATACACAGAAGATTTAAGAATAACACAACTATTAGGTGCTGAAGAATATATGGTAATACCAAATCAATATATGGTAGGTTATGCAGCAGACGCTTCGGCTGCTAATGCTAAAACTATTGATAATAAAGGTGGATTCGATATTAATAGTGGTAACTTATATGCAGTAGCCACAGCACCTGTAGGAAATATACTAATTGATGATGCAAGTGGTATAAATAGTACAGTAACAACAGTAGGTGTAGATGATGGTGATTTTTTTAGAGTTGGCGATTTATTAAGACTAGGTGATGAAATCATAGAAGTTACTGCTATATCAACTAATACTTTAACTATAAGACGTGGATTGTATGGATCTACTGCTGCTTCACACGCTGATGATGCAGTAATAAGATTTCCATTTTTTAATGCTTACTCTAATTTTGACAAATATACACATACACAAACTGATGAAAGTGGTAAGTGTAAAATACATAATTTATTCGGTTATGGTAGAAGTAAGACCTATCCAACAGGTATTGTTAAGGGTTCTTTTGCTATGAAGTTTTATAACAATGGTTATCAAGAATTTGGATTATCTGGTATTACACCAAACACAGAATCAGGACTAGCAGCTTCAACAGCGTATGCTTTTAACATAACAGTAGATGGTGGAAGCACATTTGTTGATTTATCATTTACAACAGATGCTAGTAATACTAAATTTGGTGGAAATAATGGTGTTTTAAGCAAGATTCAGTCTGCACTTGACACTCAGTTCTATACATCAGGAAACTTGTTTGAAAAAGGCGTTACAGTAAGTATTGTAAATGGCGATATAAGATTTGCTTCTACTAACAGAACAAGAGCAAGTGCAATATTATTGGCTGCTCCAGGATCAGGAACAACACCATTTGGTGTAGGTAGAATACCTGCTATTGGCGACATTGAAAGTGCTGTCGAAGCATTACTACCTGATGATACAGTATTTGATAAAGCAACTTATATTGAAATGAAGAATCAAGCAACATTTGCTTATGATGATGGTAAAGGTAATATTGTTGGATCAGCAACAGGTACTATTAACTATGAAACAGGAATGTTAGACTTTACAGGCCCTGCTAATGCAGAATTTGTAGCAAGTTTTAATTATGATTCTGCTCATAGTGGTGGATTAAACGATTTGAGCAACCAAGAAAATGGTATTGTTACAATATCGGCACGAAGCGTAAACAGTAAAATTAATGCAGAAGTAGAACTATTAGGATTCGTATAGGAGGAAAATATGCCAAGTTATATGTATAAAAATAAAAAGAAAAAAATGAAAAAGACTAAACGTAGAAAGAAGAAGTGAAATGGCTAAATATAGAGGAAGGTCAGTTAGACTTGGTAAGCCAAGAAGAATAACAAAAGGAAATCCTGGATATGGTAGAAAAAAATTTGAAGTATTTGTAAGATCAGGAAGTAAAGTAAAAAGAGTTGCTTTTGGTGATCCTAATATGAAGATTAAAAAAAATCAACCAGGTAGAAGAAAGTCTTTTAGAGCAAGACATCGTTGTGCAACTGCTAAAGATAGAACAACTGCAAGATATTGGTCTTGCAAAATGTGGTAATATTATGGCAAGAAAAAAAAGAAAAAAGAAAAGTACAGTAAACAAAGCGGGTAATTATACTAAACCTACTATGCGTAAAAGATTATTTAATAAAATATTGCGTGGTAGCAAAGGTGGTAGAGCAGGGCAATGGTCGGCTCGTAAAGCACAAATGTTAGCCAGAATGTACAAGGCTAGAGGTGGAGGGTATAAATAATGGCTTTAAAAAAATCACAGAAATCTTTAAAAAAGTGGACTGCTCAAAAATGGGATTATGTTTCTAAAGGTGATAAAAAGAAACCAAAATCTAAAAGAGGTAGATATTTACCTAAATCTGTGAGAGATAGCCTTACTCCTTCACAAAAAGCATACGAAAATAGAAAAAAAAGACGTGCTACAAAAGCAGGTAAACAAAGAGCAAGTTACTCAAAAAAGGTAAGAAGAAAGATGAGAGGTAAGTAATGGCAGCACCAATATATTGTACACATAAAGAATTAAAAAGAGTATTTCCACAACTTGATAGTTTTGATAATAAAAAAGCAGTTTATGGTTGGACAGAAGTTACAAGTAATAAATTTGCTGCTCATAATAGTGGTTTAGTAACTCAATTATTTGCAGATGGAGAAGATTTAGGCCCTGCACAATCAGCACATACTGATTTAAATGTTGAAGGAGAATGGTTTTATAATTCTGCTGAAGATGTTCTTTATTATTATTCTGCTACTAATCCTAACGATAAGTTAATGGAAGCGGGTGAAGAATTTACTGCTATGGTTACACAGTACAGAACTGATGCAAGTAGATACCTTGATAGTATGTTAGACCCTAATATGCCTAAAGAGGCTTGGAAAGACAAGGAAGGTAACTACGACTTTATTATTATTCGTACTACGGCTTTGATTTCTGCTAACTTTATGATTAAATCACATGATCCTAATAGTGAACTTGCTAACGCTTTAATGCAAGAAGCAATGCAAAATATAGAAAACATAAATCAAGGAAAAGCAGCATTATCTTGGCAAACAACTAGGGATTCATCTCAAGGTGTAGTTAGAGATGTTACATATACAGATGGCAAAATAAGACCTGTAGACACAAGAGGCGAATGGAGAGGTAGTTATGATTTAATTAAAGTTATTATTACTACTGGTGGTGTTTTAGGTACTGCTAAATATAGTGTTTATGTTAAAGATGATGATAAATTAAAAAATAACTTAGTAGTAGAAAATGAAGTTATTAATGGAGATTATCAACAATTAGCAGGAGGAATGCAAATTAGATTTGCTGGCGCTGATGATTCTACTGTGGCTACACAAGATAATGAATGGGAAATAGAAGTTTTTGGTGCTTATGAAGAAACAGATTCTTCTAGTGGTAGAACTGTTAAAATGACAAGATATAAAAAACACGGAAGAGTATATTAATGGCTATAACTTTTACTAACAACTTTAAGAATATTCTTGATAAATTAAGAAGTATACTGAGAACAGAATTTAAAGGTGCTTTACCTGTATATATAGGACACGAAACTAAAGATGTGGGAACACAGTTTTTAAGATTAAACCCAACAGGTAGCGACTTACTAGAATATAATATATCTTCTGAATTAAGAGAATTTACGATTGAAATGTATTTTTACTTTTCAGAGCCTAATGTAAATAAAACTGCTTTAGATCAGGTTCTAAGAGTAACTTCAAGGATTGAGGCATTGGTACACGATAATATCTCAATGACACTTACTGACAACTCTAAATGTATTAATTGTCGGATTGAAACTACAGAGTTGAATGCCTTAGATGACGAAAACGAATATGTTGTTCAACTACAATGGGTAGGGCAACATTTAGCAAATGTAGGATAGGAGGGTTTTATGAAAGTAAAACTAAAAAAAGGAGTAAACTTATCATCTATGGATAATCATTGTGGATTAGAGTATGATGTATGGGTTGCTTTAAATCAAGGGAAAACTGTTGAACTTGATGAAATTAACAAACATATAGAAGATAAAATAGAAAAACCAATTGCCCAAAAGCAATTTAAGAAGGAGGATAAATAGATGTCAGTATTTTCACCAAGAGATTTTAAAGTTTGGGTGATTGAGGAAACAACTACTGGTAACACAGCTCACGCAAGTACAATTAACGCACCTGCTATTACAAGTAATATGTATCAGTTAGATGTAGATTCTGTTGGTTTCCCAAGTTTAAATGTAAATCAAGTTATGAATGTTAGATCACAAACTGGTAGAATATTACATGCTAACGATTTTTTCCAAGATAATGATATGAGGTCGACAGAATTGTCTTTATCTGGAACATTTCATAAAGATGGTGGGCATGTTATGTTGATGCAAAGCGTTACAGGTAATAACTTAACACCAAATTCAGTTGCTGATCCTAATATAGCAAGTGGAGCAACATCAAAATCAGGTAAATATGGTGCTAGTGAAGAAGAAAAAACATTTACTTTAGTTATTGCACCACCAGACCTTAATGATGGTAGAAACTTAGTTATGAGAGGTTGTTTATGTACTAACTTTGTTTTAAGTGCAGATATGGGTACAGATGGTGGACAATATAAATTTAGTGCTACAATAAGTTCTGGTAGAGTTCCAATTATGAACAATGCACAAACTGCCGCTGGTAACGCTTATGATGCTAATCATATTGATATGGCTGGAATTGATGTTTCTGCAGTTAAAATTGCAAGTGTAACAGCACCTGTATTATCAGCTTTTAGTTTAACTATTGACAGTCCTGCAGTTTATACAGGAGTTGCAGAAGGTTTTGGTTACGCTTGTTTTGGTAGAGGTGAAGAAATAGCAGTTACAACAAGTGCTACACTTAAATATGATGCAGACACAAGAGATATAATTACTAATTTCGATACACAAACAACGCATGATGCTGCAGACGCATTTATAATACCACAAGTAACTACAGGAAAATGTGATATTACAGTAACAAGTGGAATTATAACTAACGCTGCACTTAATGAAGGTGATATTATGATGTTAGATGTAGAGCATAAAGGCGTAGATATAGGATCTGGCAACGTATTAGCACTTGACATAACTGAATAATAAAATAAGGAATATATAAATGGAATTTAAACTCAAATCAGGTAGAAAATTAAAACTTAAAGATGTTTCTATTGATGAGCGTGATGAGATGATGGATTCGGTAAAGTGGGAAATGGATAAAGATGGAAAACCAACGCAAATTAGTATGATGCACTCAACTATGACTAAATGGATTAGATTGGGTATTGATGGAGATACATCTGATAAATTTATAAAATCATTAAAATTCGAGGAAAAAGTCGAGATATTCACACTTATGCAAAATGAGTTTATGTCTTCGGGGGAAGAGAATCCCTCCAACTCAAAATAGCAGTACTTGCTAATGGGTGTGGAGGGTGTTCCTACCACCATTTTCCTTATAAAGCCAAACCACCTATAAAAATAGATGGTAAAATAAAAACTATTGAATTTAATAGTTTAGAGGATGTGTGGGGCATTGTTGATTTACTTATAGATGAGATAAACCAATATGATGGTAATTTTGATTTAGATAAATCTTTAATCGCACAATTGCCACATTTTACTTGCCCCAACCATTTTTACACAAAAGGTATAAATAGGTTGCTACAAAGGTATAGTTACTGTACAGAAAATAACGTATCGCCATATCCAGGTACATATGGTGAACAACCTTATAAATGGGTACAGTCATTTTTTACAATTAAAAATGCTTATGCCAAAAAAGAGAGTATAATGATAGATAAAGCAAAGGCGAAAAATGGCAAATAAGATTAGTATAGAATTTGTTGCAAAAGGCAATAAAGGTGTTACAGCTGCGGTTGCAGCATTAAATAAACAAGTACAACAATTAGCAGCGGCTAATGCTATGCTTACAAAAGGTACAGGTAACCTTACAGTAGCACAAAAAGCACTTGTTGGTCAATTGTTAGACACACAAAGAAGTTTAAGAAATACTGCTAAAACAGCAGGTTCTACAGGTGCTACATTTTCTGTGTTACGTTCAAAGTTATTATTAGCGTCATTTGGTGCTTCTTTAGTTTCCGCCTCTTTACTAAGGCTTACAAATATGGCTGGTGATGCAAATGAGCAATTCTCAAAAGCGTCTGTTGTATTTGGAAATTCTTTCGATGATATGGAACAATTTACCAGATCATTTGGAGATGAAGTAAACAGATCAAGATTCCAACTTATGGAAATGGCAGCATCAGTACAAGACATACTTGTTCCAATGGGTATGATGAGAGGTGAAGCCGCAACATTATCACAAAATATAGTAAAACTAGCAGTAGACGTAGGTTCATTTAGTAATGCCGCATCTGCTACAGTTATGAGAGATTTCAATTCTGCTCTTGTAGGTAATCACGAAACAGTTAGGAAGTATGGTATAGTCATATCAGAGGCTAGGATGCAACAAGTTGCACTTGCTGAAGGTATAATTAAATCAGGGGAAACTCTTGATGACCAACAAAAAATATTAGCAAGATTGGCAATACTGCACAAAGATTCAAGTGACGCAGTAGGTGATGCAGCAAGAACAGCAGATTCCTATGCTAATGTAATGCAAGGTTTAGCAGCACAAGTAGAAGAAACAGCTATTATTATGGGCCAAGCATTACTACCAATAGTAAAAACAATTGCAATAGCATTAAATGCTTTATTAGAAATTGTAGCAAGGCCATCTGTATGGGCAGTAGCAGCAGTTGCAATAGCCACATACACAAAAAGATTATTAGTTGCACATATGGCAACATTTGGTTTTAAACGTCAATTAGTTGCATCAAGAAAAGCAGTAATATTGTTTGGAGCATCTTTAAAAAGGTTGTTTCCAATATTCTTAGCAGCCGAAGGTCTAATGTTTATTTTTGAAAAATTTAATATTCCTAATAAAGTCAAAGATGATATTGTTGAAGTAGAGGAGAGAATTAAAACTTTAATTGGCTTAATGCAAGATATGTCTGTAGAAGAAATAAAAATGAATATATCTGTAAATGAGCAAATTATTAAAGATGCTGAAAATAGAATTGCAGAACTAAATAAAGAATTAAAAAATGTACAAGATAATGCACCTGAAGATTTGCCTGACGCTCAACAACATCTAGCAGATATAGAAACTGCAAAAGAAGTAAACAGATTAAATCAACTTATAGATGTTCAAAATGGTATTGTCAAAAAAGCAACCGAAAATTCTAAAGCATACTCTCAAGAACTTGAGAAAGTTGCAGGGGCTGCTACTACTTTTGCTAAAACTCAAGTAAAATTGAATGATGATTTGGCTGGGGTTGAATTAAAATTAAAATTAATGACATTTGCAATGCAAACCAATCAACAAGAGGCAACTTTAAATGCAGAATCTATGAAAAGATTTGGTATGTCTTTTGGAGATTTAGAAAAGCAAAGTTCTGATTCAGCAAAAAATTTAAAGGCTTTTGTTGAGAAAACAGGCGAACTGACAGTAGCAAACAAAAAATTAAATCTTGAATTACAAATAAAGAAACTAAAAGGTATGTCAGATGCAGAGATATTCCTTGCCCAACAAAGACAGAAAAATATTTTCATAAGTAAAGAAGATGCAGGTATTATTGAAGAACTATTTGCCAAAAAAGAAAAAGAAATGCAATTAGTTAAAGATAAAGCAGAAGGTGAAAAGATATTACAAGAAATTATGCAAGAAGGTGCAAACCTTGAATTGTTAGAGATTGAGCGTAAGTTAGAAAAATTAGAAATACTTGCAGCAGAAACTGAACTTACCAAAGAGCAAATTGAAACCATAGAAGAATTAAAGAATAAAAAGCAAGAGATAGAAGATCTGGATGGTAAGACACACAAGTTATCTCTTTTTAGAAGTGAATCACAAAGAGATCAAATGCTTCTTCTTATGAACGCTATGGCATCTGTAGCAGAACAACATAAGCAAGGTCAAAAAGTTGCAGCAAGAATATCACAATTAGCAGCCATTATTAATACTTATGAAGGTGTTACAGAGGCACTATCTAAACAAGATTATATAGGTGCTGCTACTGTACTTGCTCAAGGACTTGCTGCTGTGGGTCAAATAGAAAATGCTATGGGCCAAATGGGAGCAACAGGAGGACAACAAGGTGGCCCTATAGGAACATTTGAACATGGAGGTTATGTTGGTGGTAGAAGACACTCACAAGGTGGAACATTAATAGAGGCAGAACAAGGCGAATTTGTAATGAGCAGAAATGCAGTAAATACTATTGGTCTTGAAACTATGAATGCTTTAAACAGAGGCAACTCTGTAGGTAGTAATTTAGTAATAAATGTTTCAGGAAATGTATTAACACAAGATTATGTAGAGGGTGAACTCGCAGAATCAATTAAAGAGGCTGTCCGTAGAGGTAGCGATTTTGGTATGATTTAATGATAGACTTACCGATTAAATTAGAACAAGCAATAAAAAATAGTAGGGTTACATCATTATATCCTGTAATTAGATTTTTTAAAAACGTCAAAATAGATGAAAAGGATTTATGGGGTGAGGCAGAATCAGTTAATATATCAATAAAATCTACAACATTAGATAATATAAATTATGATCCTATTCTTTTAAACGAGCCTAATATAAAATCATCAGCAGAAATTATAGATAACAAATATACTATATCAAGTGTAGACGTTAAAATATCTAATATTAAATATAACAACAAAGTGTTTAGTGATGAAATACAATCATTGTTAAATGCAGTATGTCAAATTTATTATACTGCTAATGGTATAGACTCATTAGATGATAGTTTATTAGTATACACAGGAATAGTCAGAAGATTTAAACAATCAAGAAATCAAGTTTCATTAATGATTGAAGATGCTAGTGATCAAATATTAGATAATGAAATTCCAACACAGATAGTTTCCGATGAGGGTATTTATTCAAAAAAAGATATAGGCAACCCTTACCCTATGGTTTATGGATTTGTAGATAAATCGCCTTTAATAAAACAGTTTTCAGGTTTAAATGACATAGGAGAGTTAGAAAATAAACTAGCGCAATTACATATTGACAAGCCAAGTGTTTTTATAAGAGGTTTATGGGATAACAATCAATTAGATTATAATTTACCATCAGAACATAGATTATTTACACAAGGAATATTATCTACATCAAACGCTCATTTGTACGTTTATGAAACAAATTTTACGCCAATACATAGAACAATCCCTTCTGATTGGGGATTTGGTCAATTTACTGCCAATTCTAATGAATCAAAAAGAACAATTTATGGTTTTAATTTACAATTTACCAATGAATCAGAATCTGCTATTATTTTATTTACAGGAGCAATAGATGGTAATTCTAATTTGGGTATACCATCAAGAATATATAGACCTATAGAAAAATGTGAATTTTTTACATTTAATGATAATAATAATCCTGTTCAAGGACATTCAATAAACAAAATATATGGATTTACAGAATTTACAAGCGGTCAATTAGCATACCAAAAATATTATAAAGATGAAAATATATATGATGATGTTTATTATCAAAATAATTGGGATAACAGCCAAACTTGGTGGCAACCTACTGCTTGTAATGAAAATCTTATGGGTGGTGTTTTTTCTTCTATAGATAAAGAATGGATAAGAAATGGTAGAATTGGAGAGTTTCCAGTAGAAAGATTGCAAGATGGTACATTAGGTACAGGATTATGGTTTACCGCAAAAAATGAAGATGGAGCAAGAGATGATGGTGCAAAATCTGGAGGTTGTTTTGTAAGAATGATATTAAAGGATAATGTGGGAGAGCATGATTGCGGTACAGCGGTATATTATGATGCAGAATGCCATTCATTTTCTTATATGGATCAACCTACTGAAATGCCATATCACGCACAATTTTGGACTAACAGAGAAGTGATAGAACAACTAGATCAAGTGTCAGATTTAATAGATAATGATAATTGTGAAACAGTAGGAGAAATAAAAGATGTTGGCTTTCCTGTAACATCAACTTCAGGATATGTTCCAAATCCTCAATTTGAAGATGTTGTATATACTGACCAAGTTGGAGATGAAGATTCTGTTAGGAAATTGACTGGCAAAGCCATAGCCAATACTTTTATAAAAACAAATGAATTTGATAGTATACAATTTGGCATTCCACAATACAATAAATTAGGTAATGCTCCTGGAGGTCATACAGGTTATAATTCTACTCAATTATTTAACGCTTGGGTAGTGCAAGATGCAATTATACAAAACCCAATAAACCAGGATTTTTATGGTAGTGTAGTAGGAAGAAGCAACTTATTAAACAATCCAAATATAACAGATATTTACAGATGCCAAAAAATTGATGTTGAGCCAGTAGGTGATGGTATATATGATGAGTTTACTTACAATTTACGGATTGGTAATAATGTTGAAGAAAGTGCTACATTTGCACAAACAATAGATCAATTTATTGAAGAATCTACAGAGCAATTATTTTTAGATATAATAACTAATGGAATTTGGAAAAACTCGTACGACAATTTTGAAAGACCACAAATAAATGAAGATGGTTTTTATTATATTAAAATAATAGATTTACCAGCGGGCAGTTATACAGGAGAAGGAGAATACCAAGTTGCAATAGATTTTTTTATAAGAGATGTTTTACCTGTTATGGAAGCAATTACTAATTCCAACGAAATATTAGAAGACATTTTAAAAAATGAATTACAATTTAATGGTGATGTAATAATTAGCCCTACGGAAGATGATTGGCAATTTTCTTTTACATTAAACGAAAGAATAAATACAAAAGAATTTTTTGAAGATTTTTTTAAATCTACTTTACAGATACCATCATTTAATCAGTTTGGACAATTTAAATTTATACCTATAAAACAAATTATTAGCAGTTATAATGATATAAGTATTATTAAAAATGAAGATATTATAAAGTATTCATATGACATAACTGATATAGATGATATATATACTAGCGTAAATGTTAAATATCATAAAAATTATGCTACAGGTAAATATGATAAAGAAACTGGATATGAACTTATAGATGGGAATGGTAATTTATATGATAACTATCAAGAATTGTCAGAGTATATGTATACAAATCAAAATTTATCATATAACTTAGATTACTACAAATTGAAACATTCTCAAACTAAATTAGAATTTACTTCAGATTATATAAGAGATGAAGATACAGCCAGAAAACTACAAAAAAAACTTTTGTTATGGTATGCAAATCAACATCTTAAATTAAAACTAGAGTTGCCTATAAAGTATTTGAATTATGAAGTTGGTGATTATGTTAAATTTACAGAATTAATTGATGGTAAATTAGCATTTGGGTATGATTATACTATACCACAGGCTCGTAATGGACAATTAATATATGACGTATTTTTCATAACAGGAATACAAAAAAAACTAGACAAGGTTACTTTGAATTTAGTACAAGTACATAGAGGCGAGTATGGATATCCAAACAATGTGAGTGAAGACCCAAATATTCCTCTTGCTGATGATGGATCAATAGATGGTATAGGTAACCATACATTGCCTGATCCTAGTGATAACCCTAATTATGATAATGAAAACATTACAGATGAATTTGAAGAAGATGTAGAAGCTGAAGATTTTTTTAATTGTTATTTGTTAAACAACCAAAATAATATAGATAATATAATAACCTCTGTAATAAACACTAATATAAATGAAGATTGGGATTATAAGATATATGTTTCAAATGTAGTATCAAGTCAAGGTTATATTGACTTTCCTGAAGGATCGGGAATTATAAACGACAGGCTGTATGATGGTATATATAATGAAGAAAACAATATAGGAAATGATTTAGTTTATCACTACAAATCTGTATCTAATATGTTTGAAAACTTCAATGGCACATTAGAGTTAAGCAAAAAGTACGAAATACAATTAGAAACAGAAGATGATTACGCTAGAATTGATTTTATTATTAAAATATACAACTCACAACAATCAGAGTACCTAACATTTTATCAAGAAGCAAATTATGTAGAAGAATATGAAGTAGGAGATGTAAATAACGACACGATAATAAATATATTGGATATAGTGTTATTAATTCAGTATATAATAGGTAATGAACAATTTAATCAATCTCAAATAAATGCAGCAGATATTAATGGAGATAATGTGATTAATGTATTAGATATTGTTACATTAATAAATAACATATTGGAATAAAATGAAAACTATTAAAATAAACGACAATTATAAAAAAACAGCTAAACTCAATAAGTTTGCATCTATTATATGTAATGATGGAGAGTGTTATTTAGAAAGTGAAATAGGAGTTGCTGGCATAGAAATAAGTTTTACAGGCAAAGTTCAAATTACACCAACATTACCAGAAGAGTTTATAATGCAAGGTAATAACAACAAAATATTAATTTTTTCTTTACAAAACAATCTTTTGCATTCAAGTTTGTTGTTTACTTATCAAGGTAATATTAAAATTACAAATTTAATTGTATGTAATGAGCGTGGGGAAAGGTTACAAGAAATATTTCAAAAAAAAGATACGTCTTGGGACACTTTGACATACAACGTGGACATTGAAAATATAAAATGGGGCGAACAAAAAGATAATACAAAAAAAGGTAATGTTTTTCAAACTAAATATAATTTACCTGATTACAATTTACCGAAAGTAGACAAAACAAAAACAAATGTAGACAAAACAAAAATTAAAAGAAGAAGAAGAAGAGCAACAACATCTACATATACAGGTGGTAGTAGTTCAAGAGGATCAGGAGGATATTAATGGGAAAACAAGTTAAAACGCCAAGATTTTATGTAGATATGGTAACATTTTTACACGCCACAGGACAACTAGGTTGGGATAGTGGTAATGGTGGAGCAGAATTATTATATATGAATTGTGCTAATCCTTACTTAGGAACATCATTTCAAATAGGTGTAGATGACAACATAAAAACATCTTTTCCAATTAATTTTTGTGCTTTATTAAATCATAATTTAGCAGGTACTGGCATAACAATAAATGGTAATGGTACTGAAATAATACCAACTGCTAGTGTCATTAATTACGATAATTCATCAGGAATTACATACAATGGAACAAGCATATTTTTATTAACAGAAGATAATCAAGTTTGGGAAAAGTTCACAATAGAACAAGTCCTACAAGGTGATGAAGCAGCAACTTCAAAACAATTAGGTTCTTTTGTGGTAGGCAAGTATTTTGATTGTCCTAATTCTCCTGACCTTAATCTTACAATGTCAAGACGATTTGATGGTATTAAACGTCAAAAAACAATAGGTGGTAAAACACTTGCTAACATATACTATGATGGGCCAACAGAATGGACTATGAACAATGTTGATGGTACTACTTATAAATACCCACCATTTGAACTTGATACTACTGACAGTAGCCAATTTGATCAAAGAGTTAAAAGTGGTTTAGGTAGGAAAGGTTTAAGAAGCTGGGATCTTACATTTAGTTATATATCTGAATCTAATATGTGGATAGATCATGAGGTTTCTAATACAATAGTATCGGATAATACAGATTTTACAAATACAGAGCCTAATCCAATGCTATCAGACAATAGTTTTAATTTTGTATGGAATTGTACATTAGGTGGCACTCTGCCATTTATATTTCAACCTGACAATAGTGAAGATGGTAGAAATCCAGATAGATTTTCTATTTGTAATTTTAGAGATAACACTTTTAATGTTGAGCAAGTTGCTCCTAACATTTATAATGTTTCAATGACTATTGATGAGATTTCTTAGGATCTGGTAAAACTATACCCATTTCAGTTGCGGCCCAACGAATTATAAGGTCAATATACTCTGTAAATTCTTCTTGTGTCAATTCTTTTGTATTAGCAATATTAAAATGTTCTTTTAAAGTTTGGTGCATTTCATATTCTGAATAACCTAATTCTTTAGATAAATGTCTACATAATATCCTATAATATGAATTTTGTTGCGTAGAACGCTTTTTTTCGGTAGGATTTATAACTAACTCTACATCACCATCATAATTATATAAATGTCTTTTAAACCCATCGATATCATATAATGTCAATTTACCATTTTTAACACTACCAATAAATTTCATAATCTAAATAGTTTCTTAAATATAACTTCTGCAACATTAACAGTTATTGCATTGCCACATTGTTTATATCTTTGCGTGTCTGACTGTCCATCAGTCCAATGATCAGGAAAACCTTGTAATCTTTCACATTCTATAGGTGTTAATCTTCTTATGTGGCTAAAACTTTTATCTAATATAACTTTTGGCTTGTTGCCACTACCTTCACTTGATTTAAGGCTTCTTGATACACTATCTTCACTATATACGTTTTGTTCAAAGTGCCAACCATAATCTGTTTTATCTTTTAATGGGTTTTTAATGACTAATGGTGGCATAGTAGATAAATCTGTCTCTGAAGTTCTTCTTGCTGGTAAACAAGGAGATATAGGTTCTTTTCTTATTCTTAAACCCTCATCATTTCTAAAATCTGCAACTTTTACCCATTTAGGGTCTTTATAATCTCTAGCACATAAAGTAGGCGACTCATCTCTCCAACTGAACTCTCTAGGAGAAGAATTTGTTATTTGGAATTTTTTTTGGCCTTTTCCATTTTGTCTAATCGTTCTGTCATCTTTTGTGATAGGAAATACTTTTGGTCTACTTCCTCCTCTAGTATATCTGCCAACGAAATAGATTCGCTCTCTGTTTTGTGGTACACCGAAGAACTTACTATTAAGCAGTTCGCACTCAACGGAATAACCAATGTCGGTGAGAATTTTATAGATTGCAGGAAAGACTGATCTATTTCCCGCACTATATAAGCCTTTAACATTTTCGAGAACAATATATTGTATCGGTCTTCCTTCTTGTATATAGAATTTGAGAATCCGTACGATTTCATAAAAGAGAGTACCTCTTGTGTCCTCAAAGGCGAGGCGACTGCCTGCGATAGAAAATGGTTGGCATGGGAATCCTCCAGTAAGCAATTCAATGTCTTTTGGGAGTTCTTCAAGTTTAATTCTGGAAACATCTCCAAGTTGTTCTGCATTCTTAAACCTCCTTTGAAATAATGCGTTTGCGTATTTATCTATATCACTAAAACCTATCCAATTAGGTTCTATTCCTACTTTTTTAAGAGCAAGAGAAAAACCACCTATGCCACTAAATAAGTCTAAATGTCCATTAATAGTCATAGCCTAAGTCCTTACGCACATCACGTTGTTGTTCGTGTCGTTCTTTCCATACCTTACCTCTAGTTTCAACATTATGTTGTTGCACTTTTCTTCTAGCCCTCATTATTGCAGATGGGTGTGATATTTTTTTATTTTTCCATAGACTAAAAGTGTCTAGTAAAGATATTTTGTTTATATTTACTTTCATTTCTTTAGACCATATTTCGTAAATTAAATAAACATCACAATCTCTGCATCTTGGTATATTTATAAGGATTTTTTCTACCCTATCTTGCATATTGATTTTCATTTATTCTCCTTCGTTTTCTATGATATCAAAATCTATGTTATGCACGTCTTTTAAATATTCTTTATATAATTCATAAATCTTAACCTCTATTATAAAGTCTATTGTTGCATCAAATATTCTTGTTTCAAAATCATCCATTATGATATAAAATACTTTCTGATCAAAAAGAAAGCCTCTTTCCATAAGTTTATGTTATACTTTTCTTCAAATCTTTTGTTGCCTATATCGTGCCTTTCACGATGATGAATACGGCAAATTGGCAAACAACTCCAATCCTTTGAGTTTTTTCCTGATCCACCCATACCTAAATGCTCTAAATGATCGGGGTCTACGGGGCTTTTTCCACATATAATACAATAATGCGACTTTACATATTTTATATAATCTTTACTATTTACCACAAACCAAACCAATCCATGATATAATAAACAAACAAATACCAAAAAGAAGCGCCTAGTAAAAACATACCTCCATAAATAAACAAGTTAAACCAATTCATAATTAACCTCCTACATTTCTATATTATGAATGTTATACAACCTACCAATAATCATTTTTCCATTATTGCTTAATTTTTCAAAGTCTTCATAACTTAAACCCATTAGCATTTTCTGACAATGAAGGAATCTCATAATTCCATATTCAAACTCATCATCTCCTTCGTGCCAATATTTATGTTTTTTCTTTATTTCAATATCATCAGACATATTAACCTCCATTTTAAAGTGTTACTTAAACTCCTCTTTAATACCTAAAATCCAATCATTTAGTTCTTGAACAACATATATTTTGCCCCGATCTTCTTTTATAATCTGTATATCTACATTCTCTGATGGCCTGATCCATTTAGGTAAAGCCTTACGCACTTTTGCCTGAACTTTAATCTCATCATTTATAAGTATATCTACCTCTTCGTGATGGCCAAACGCACGACCATTAGAACCCCAACTACGAACTGCCTTCATACCTTCGTGTAATTCTACTGCGCCTACAATTTCTTTTTCAAATCTATTGCCCTTTGCTTTGCTTTTGTTTGCCGCCATATCCTCTCCAATTCATTATAATTAGTATGTTCTTCTATATCGAAACTATAATCAAATTCTTTTAAAATTTGATCATCTACTCGATTTAAATGATCTTGCCAAAATTTAGCCTCATCTTTACATAAAAATTTACAGCCATCACTTGTAATATAAACCTTGGTTAGTTCTGTTTTTATTTTTTTTGTCGCCATGCTACCCTATCTGCCATGATAGATTGATATAACCACCATACACGACCTCCATCAGTTGCTTTAAGTATTTTATCTTTAATTTTTGCTGTTTTTTTATTGTTAAATATACGTTGGCACAATTTACAGTATGTATTATTAACTGCACCACCTTTGTTATATTCACTATTGTGTTTTGATTTTTTACACATAGGACATTTTTTTGCCATATATACTCCTAATTGAAGGGTGGGTATCTCTAAAGGAGGAGACGATTGAGTGTGCGAAACTCAGATGTTGTAAAACCCACCCTATGTTTTAATTAATATGTTCTAATGTTTGCTCTGCAATTTTAACTGCGATTGTATCATTTGATTCATTTATAATCGCTTGTAAACCTTGCCTTGCTATTTCTAATCTATCATCCATAGTTACCTATATTGTTTTATTTTAGCGCCACAACAACTGTCGTCTTTGTGTATAGTGTATTTATTACCAAATACTATTGAATTACATTTGCTACATCTTCCAAGCCTACTATTACCAGTTTTATCAAACGGATATAATTCGTCAAGATCAACTTTCTTTTCTGCCGATATAATCTCATCTTCCCATACCCGATCCCTTAAATATCTGATGGGGTCTTTTCTATAAACCTTCTCTCTATCTTTAATATAAAGTTTTGTATGCTGCATAATTTTTGGAATCATATCTTTTGTTATATTTTTATGCCAATACAAAGATGCCTGCTTTTTAGTTGTTTTCTTATTATAAAGATTATACCAATTACCAAAGCCTTCCAGATCTTTAAGAGATGGTGGAGAGGGGGAATAAGTTTTAGGAGTCCCTACCCTACCCAAAACTTTTGAAGCAGCAACCCACTTCGGCTCTCCACCTTTATCTCTTATTAAGATTTCAAAATCCATTAAAATGGAATATTCTCATCTTTGTCTACATTATAAGAAGAACCTTGAGTTTGTTTCTTATAATTACTATCTGAACCTACTGCATCTGCCGCAGTTTCTCCAACTTTAGATGAAAAAGATAAGCCTAAACTTTTTACTACTTCGCCTTGTTTATTAACCCATCCTGCTATTCTTATAACAGTTCCAGTTGGTATGTCTTTGTCAATGACAATCTTGCCTCTAAATTGAGGTTGTCTGTTTTCTTCTGTGGCATCATCATTTTTAAAAATACCACCTTTGCCATAGTTTATATATTGGTCTGACATTTATTCTCCTTTTTTTTGCTAATATGACTTATTAGCCTTTTCTTCATTATATAAGTCTATTAATTTAGAGGCATCTACTCCTGTCATATTATCATAGTCTTCATCCTCTAACGGTTGGTTTCCAGTCTCATTTATAAGCCTTGCTATTAATTTTTTTTGCTTATCTGAAGCCATCTTTACATTAGTTGTTTTTGGTGTATCATCAACAAAATCTTCTGTATCAGAATATATCTCACCATATACACCAATTAACTTTAATATAAGTCTATCTTTACAGCGCTTTTCAGCCATAGAATGAACATACTTATTAAAGCAATTAGATTTTAAATCTGCCTCTCCAATAGTCCATTCCATTTTATCATTTAATGTTGCAGCACAATATAAAACAGAGTGATCTCTTTGAACTGTTAAGAATCTTGGTTCTGAATATTTTATACCTTCATTTCTTGCAATTCTTTCACATCCCATGTGCTTTATAACATCTTTGCCACTTTTACTTTCAACATAAAAATCATTTTCTGTAAGATAATTATAATCTTTAAGTAATTGTTGTTTTATTGTTAATTTGGTAGCCATTAAGCAATGCCCCTTTCGTTATTATTTTTTATTTTTGAAAAGTCGCCCTGATCTAAGATTTCTTGAAACTCCTCCATAAAGCCTTTTCTACTTATTCCCATATCACTCAAATATATATTCCATGCGTCTTTTTGTAAATCATCTAAGTTAGTGTTTTTATCAAATTGCTCCATATATAATTGCATTTGTTTGAAATATTCTTTTCCTTGTGAATAAACCCATACTTTAAATGCACAATATTCTTGCAAACATACGTCTGTCCATATATCTTTCTTCCAATTTTCTAACAATTCAAACATCCATCTATCTCTATTCTGATTATAATAATCCATTAAATTCATACTTGCTCCTTATTATATAAGTCTGACATCTTACAATTTAACTTTCTAGCCAGTTTACCTTTTTTATCTTTCGGTATCTCTCTCCTACCAGAAATCCATTGTGAAATTTCAGTTTGGTGTACATCTAAAAATTTTGCCAAATATTTGTTTGTGTAACCAGACTCTATTATTTTTTCTTTGATGCGATTATAAGTCATATATACTCCTTCTAAAATATAATGGGGGTAGGGGGTGTTATCAATAGGCACGAAAGGTAGCCCACCAAACATCTTACGATATAAGGACACCCCCCAATTAATTATTATTCTATCCTTCCGTTAAACTTTTCCATAATTTCTTTAAATAATGGATGAGTGTTATCTTTATATGATTTGTTTTTAGTAACATTTTTTGCCAAATCGTCAAATTTTGATATAGGTTTATCATCAGATATAACCTTAACTTTATCGCTGCTTATTGTAACTACATTTTTCATGTAGAACGGCCTTATGTTGAAGTTGCCATTGTCTGCATCTTCAAATATACTGCTACAAACCCAACATTTAGAGCCATAAAGTCCACTAGATCTGGTAGTGGCGCATTGTTTCAACCAATCAAAATGTTTCTTATTGTCAGATATAAACTTGCCATTTATAATTTTACCAGTAAGCGCAACATTTCTAAGTAATGTGTAATTAGGGTCTAATTCGCCATCGTTATCAAAATGATTAGATAAACCCAAAGCATAATTATCTCTATTATAAATAATAAAATTGGAGTATCGTTTTGTCATTCTGTCCATACTTACCCCCTATCTCTAAAATTAATATGGCTACTATGTTTTGCTATTTGTAATTGCTCTGTAATCTCTTTAAGTTCTTCCGATTTTAAAGTGTAAGCCGACAAAGTCATTAACATCTGATCATCGTCATTAGTTAGTGTTTTCATATAATCTTTTATAATAGCAAGACTATCAATTGCCTTTTTTTCTAACTTGTTAATAGTTTTTGTCTTTCTTGATTTCAATAACTTTTCATACTTTTTTTGTTCGTTGATAACAATCTTTTGTATTCTATCAACACATTCTCTGTCGGCATTTGTGCCACCAATATGCCAATCCATAATTTCCCACACCTCTAAACCATCGTTGTCGCCTAAATAGTTTTTACCATCTTTCCAATTATAAATACAACATTTTAATCCATCTTCAAATTCAATTGCCCACTCTGCATCTGTTTTATAATCGCAATCTTCCATTGGTTTACCAAATAACTTTACTAATACATCATAGTTTGCTTTAACGTAGCCTTGAAGATGCCCTCCAACACCAACATTTTTTTCGTTATGTGTTACAAGACCAATCTCAAATTCACTTACAATACTTGTAGTAAATCCATTAGCATATGAATAATAGCCATTTATTTTAGGTTGTGGTAGTGGTAGTTGGCCGCCTTGCCCTAAACCAAAGACATCTGATAACATATCTTCAAAATCGTAATGATATGTTCTTGCAAGGTTCTCTATAATTAATAAATGTGTTTCCTCATTTACTATAACATTATCAAATCCATTCCATTTAGTGCCATTTGATAATCCATCAAATATAACACCATCATTGAAACTAAATTTTACTTTTTTATTGTATTGTTTTTTCATTTTTATTCCTTTTTGTTTTTATTGACTGCCTTATATTAAATAATTATTTGCATCCATGCAAGTAATTTCTTTCAAATAAATATAATATAAAAAGTTCTTGCAAAATTATAAGCCCTAATTATAAGTTATAAGCCCATTATCGTTTGGTTTGAATCTTTTAGGGTAATGGTTAAATATAAGCGCTACTAAAAGGGGTTTTCAACATAAGCGCAACACAAACCGAAGGCAATTGAGTGTGTTGATATATTATAACTGATAAATAAAGAGTTGCCCGATCATTATAAGTTATTATAAGTGATTATCCAGATCGAGAATTTAGGTTCGTAGGTCAAAGGTTTGAGGGGTAGGGGTAGGGATACCTCTATCCAAAATCTCAAATTTTTTCATAAGTCAAAAGGTTTTTAGTATTCAAATACACATTGTCATAATTATAATTATAAGGCATATCTTTAAGTATATAAATCCAACATTTTAAATTTTGTCCATTTTTGCGTGGTTTATTGTTTACCATAAAAAAATTGTCTTCTACTCTATTATAAAAAGTGCCTTCACCTTCCAAAATATCTAATCTCTGTAAAATTTTTGGCGTTACCTGGTATATTTCTCCTGAGATCTGGTATCCATCATCTGAATTATATAAAACGGCAGGAAAGCCGCCTAAATTTATCATGTTAAATTTTTCAACAGACTGAGCCGTGCCAATATAATTGCCGCCGTCGATAATATCATGGTTATGAAAACCTTTTTTTAGTGTGCCGTATACAAAAACTTTATCTATGTCCATATTATAATTTACGCTAAGTAGATCAGAAAAACACGATTAACTTTGATTTAAAGTAATACTTTAAGTCTACTTTAATGGCTAAATACGGATCAGAAAATATAATGATCTGGTACGCTTCTCGTCGTGAACCTAATTCCAGGAGACATCCGATCAGGAAAAATTGATTCCAGATCAAAAATATAACGACCAGGTGACATAGGTGAGTGGCAGATATAAAAAAAATTAGGGTGAGCCTAAAATATAATAGGGGGGGTTTGTAAATTCGCTCTCTCGACAGAAAAATCAAAAAAAAACTTCAAAAAATTTAGATCAGGATTATGATCAGGATTGAATATTGGTATTAGTCATTTTTGACAATTTTAAAAAATATTATTTTGGAGATTTTGACACATTATTTTAGAGATTTTGACACATTTTTAAATTTATGACACATTGTGTCAAATGTTAAAATGGCGCAGCTTGGGCAATGATAGCATTTGCGCAACATCATATATTTGTGTATATGACCCAATTTTAGGGCCTTTTTTTTGGGGTTTTTAATGATTTATGGCATTTTTAATATATTTGCCAATATCATGCCAATTATGGGTTTAATGATTTATGTGTTTATGTGTGATATTTTAAAGATATTATTTAATGCGCTTAAATTGCTTTTTTAAGGCCTTTTATTTATTGGTTGGATGTCTAATTGTGGGCAAAAAAAAACCCCCAAATTAATGGGGGTCTTTTAATGTTTATGATTTTATTAAATATTCATAAACAAACCAATTAAGACAAACACACATACAACAATTGTCCAAATTGAAATCATTGATATTATTTCAATATTAAGCCCCCTTTCATTTTTGATTTGTGGCGCAAAGTGTGCCATATCACATACATATGATTTTTGCCCCTTTTTAAGTTTTTGAATATATACTATTTTTTTCATTAAATGCCCCCATTCCATTGTTTATTGCATACACCACACAAATTCATGTCCTCATTGACATGACGTTTTGATGTGTATGTGTTACACCAATCACAAAATCCATTTTTATATATTGTTAATTGGTTTACTTTTTTATTTGTTGGTATTTCACACATTGAACTAAACCCACCAAAATCAAATGTATTTTTTTTGTATGATGAATTTGAAAACCATGTATTGTTGACCCAATGACCCATGTGTTGATTGACAATTTTGAAATTGCAATCAGATGCCAAAAAAATTAATTTTGATTGCCCAATAAAATCAGACATCAATTTGATTATTGATTTATTATGTATAAATCGATTTGGCAAATGTTTCAAAACATCATCATTAAAAACGCGTGTGTCACTACGTTTTTTACAATTATCAACATTGTTGATTATACCATTATGACAAAAAACCAAATTGTCATTTACCTTGAAAGGGTGGACATTATATTTTGATTTTTGGCCATGTGTGCCAATTCTATAGTGTAACAATATTGGACTTGTTTTTGCAAAATTATTATACACTTTATCGTACATGTTGACATGATCCATTTTGTTCATGGTTTTATGTACTTTGATTGTGCCATTTTCAACGTATGCAATACCACACCCATCATCATTATTGTCAAATGATGTTTTTAATGTTTTTTCACTTAGTTTTGGCGCGTTTATTTTAGAAATAGATGCTAAACACATATGATTATTTACCCCCATTTATTATTTGATTTAATGATTTGTTGAATTGATTTAAAAACCTATTCAAATTCATATATGATTTGAAATTTGATTTTACAAACCCAACAAAGTTTTTAATATTAATATTTGAATATGAATTGACTTCACAAAATTCCTTCATTGCCATTAAATACTCAATATTCTTTTTCAATCTATCTGATTTTAAATTGCCCTTAAATATACGACATTCTATTGTTGCACTATTTTGAAAATTTAGGGCCTTATATCTATTGCCAAAATTAGCCTTGATAAATTTTTCATAATTGTCACTATATACGTGCTTATTTACAATTGTTGATTTCATAAACCTTTTAATATCGCCCTTGTCAATTTCGGCCCAATCATTAGAATTACGTTGCGCAATCAATTCAGTAAATTCAACATTTTCATACATTAAGCGCATAAATTTGGACATCGTATAGTCTGACATGAAATTCCTTGACATATGGATGTGAATGCCACATCTATTATCAGAATAAGATGAAAGCATTGAACGGAATTTGGCAAACATTTCATCCCAATCAATTTTCATAAAACATTTGTATGTCATTGGATGACTTACAAACTCGACACCACGTTGGCCCAATGATGAATCATATTTGGCATAAAATAGCGCTTTACCATTTAATTCTGTTGCGCGTATGACCCTATCAACAACTTTTGCAATTTCGTGCCGATATTCACGTTTTATGTTGGTTTCAATTTCATATCCAAAATATTTATTTTTATTAAAATGAGGACTCAAAAAACCCATTGGATTTCCGTTTGCCAATCTAAAAAAACGTGGATGGGGTTTATATGAATAGTCATTGATTTTATATTTTAAATTTGTCTTGTTGCAATGTGTACATGTGCAATCATCATCCAAATATTTATCCATTGTAAAATTGCCACAATCTCCACATGCAACCAAATTAAAAGCGCGTAGAATATATGATGAAATCGGCAATAAATTTTCTGTACAAGGTACGCCACAATATGTTGGATATTCTTTTCTTTGACCATCATGTAACATAGACCCATGTTCATTAAAATTTATATATGAAAAGTCACGTTTTAATGTCATAAAAGCATTTAATGAAATTGCACTAATCTCATGAGGTTTTAAAAGATTTTTATCTAAACCAACCCATGTTGTACTTTCATTAAAATCAGACCCCAAAACATACGCGCGTGTGAAATTGTGATATTTGCCAACACCCATTGTCATGGGCAAATTTGTGGTGTTATTTATCATATTTTCAACATTTACAAGTGAATTATTTAACATTGTGTAAATGTCAAAATCTTTTAAATATTTTCTAAATTCAAGTCTTTGCACATTGTTAAAACCATACAAACCAACTATTGGCAAATATGTTAAAAACAACCTTTTATTGTAGTCATTTTGGATTAATTTTTTTATACTTTCAAAACGTCTAATTGTATTAGAAAAATTGAAATCTGTATCACTTCTGTAAGAACTTGTTGAACTTGTTGCAAATTCTTTAATGCCCTCATATGTTATTGAAATTTCAAGATTGAAATTTGTTCTAGTAAACCCAACATCATATTTATGTAAATTTTCTGTTGTGATATCCATGTGTTTCCTTTCGTATTTTTTAATGTGTAACATTTGACCCCTTAATATATCAAATATTTTAATATTAGCAAATATTTATTTGCGCGTGTATGTGTGCATGTGATGCGCGTGCGCGTGTATACAATCGATCCAATGACAAAGTCAAGCATTATTTTTGTCCTCGTCGATGACTCTATATTTCGTAATATTATTGATTTTTTGATGTGGTGTTCAAGCAATTATTTATTTGCTTAAATGGCCTATTTATGGCGCTCAAATGGCTTTTTAAATATTCCAAGTATTATTTTAATTATTTTGTAACAAAATTAATTTTACTTGACTTTATGATGCAAATTATTGTATGCAAATTCCTGATCCTATTTTTTAATATTTTACTTGACTTTGTGTTTAGTTTTGTTGTATCGATCAAAAAAAACTTGACTTTTTGTTGCAAAGTATTGTATGCACATTGCAAAGCAATGCCAAATCCAAATATGCTAAATCATACATACAATGATAAAACAAATCAATCAAAATTAAATATCAAATCAATGCACGTTTTGCACATCACAAAAATCACAATTAATTGGCACTTAATGTAAAACTTTAAGTCTTATTTAATGCCACTTAAACAACTACTTTAAATGGGTTTTAACACCCCACCCACACGCAACTAAATCTATGAAATGTCACGTCGAGGATGAAACGTTTTGTCGACGAGGGGGTAAGGGGGATACGTATAGTACCTTCGTGGCAGATCGCATTACCCACAAAATACAAAAAAGAACTATGAAAAAACGCATTTCCAAAAAAACTATGAAAATATCTATGAAACTCATTATATTAAGATATGTCAAATATAATGAAAAACCCCGTAAAAACACTTGCTATCGAGATTTTTGCTACAGAGCCTGATCTGTCAGTTGCTCAAGTTGCGGAAAGATGTAAAATAAAAAAAGAAACCTTATATGAGTGGCGTAGGAATCCTAATTTTATGGAGGCTATATATGATCGTTATATGGTAAAGTTTAGCGGTGAGTTGGCTTCAGTATTGGATGCTACGTTACGCGAGGCAAAATCGGGCAATGTACAAGCACAGAGGTTAATATTAGAGCATAGTGGTAAACTTGTTAAGAACGTCAATGTAACTATAGATAGTCCGTTTGAGAAATACTTAAAGAATGTAGATGCTATTGATGTAGAGTTTGTAGATGATGAAAAGGTTAATGAAATATTTCAATCGCTACCAGATCCAGAGGATTTACCACCTCGTAATGATATAAGTCCGCGTAAAAAAGTCCTTGATGATAAAAGAAATTTAGAAAGATCTATAAAAGAAGATAAAAAACGTCAAGAGTATAACCAAAAGCAAAAAGAGTGGTATAATTGGAAAAAACGTGCTAAAAAAATGGGTGTAGAACCTTTAAAAGCCAAAAGACCTACAAAAGGTCAAAGAAAAGCATGGGAACAAAAAATAATAGAAGCAGAGCAGTCTAATCGCTAATTTCCATTAATAATTCTTCTACTCTATCAAATCTTTCATCTAACTTAGTTTCAATTCTAGCAGTAGTTACTTTAAGATCAGTTATGTCAGATTCTGACTTTTTAACTCTTACTACTGTTTTTTCTTGTTGTGTTTCTATGTTATCTATTTTTGTAGTGTAATTACCTGTAGTAAACATTAAAGTGCCAGCAACACCTACTATTGTTATTATAGAACTAATATTTATTGTTGTATCTATCATTTTTCTCTTTCTTTCTCACATTCTTCTTCCCATTTACTTAAATCTAGCATTGGTAATGGCTTTTCTATAGAATGTTCTTTTAATTTATCGTTTTGTATTGCCATTTTACTGCCACCTTTAACATAAGGTTTGCCTTTTACACATCCAATATTATAAACAAAAAAAATTGTTTTAAATATGCCCACTCTTACAATTCTAGCGGGTCTATCATCTATTGTTACAACATCATCTGTATTTAAATCATTTCCTAAAAATACTTTTAATCCCTCAACAATACCCTCAATTGCAGATCTGAATGTAAATACAGCTATACCAACTATCAACATCCATCCATAATTTCCTAAGAAATCTTGCATTATATTTTCTAACTCTTTTTCCATTCTGCCTCATTTTACTATCACTCTATCTTCTATAGGATAAGATGTTGGTATTAATTGACAATAACAATAACTTTTACAAACTGAAAAACCACTTGCAGGCAATCCAACGCTTTCCCATACTTCCCACGATTCTATTCTACCTACTCTTTTTTCACAATCAGGGCAAATATTAGGTGATCCTACACTTACCCATTTCATTTTTAAGCGATCCCCATAAACTCTATCTTGTCCGACCCTGTAGCCTTGCATAATTCCTGATATAACTCCTCGCTTAACGGAATTTCTAAAACTTCCAAATATTCTCCCGTTTGATTGGAGGTCTGTATCAATGATTCTACCAATCTCCGCATCTGCAATACCTGCTGCTCTAAGTTTTCTAATTTCTGCTCTAATTTCTTGTCCAAATGCTTCAATAGCAAACGATATATTGAACGCTGCAAACGTAAAGATTGATCTGTCTTCTTGGCTAAGTTCTTCTTGGTTGATTTTTTCTTCATCTGCCATCTCCTATCTCCCAATAGTTTTATTAGGTTGTTTCATTATGTCGTTTATTGTTCTAACTATTGTAGCACTTTCTGCTTGTGTAGTTTTAACATCCAGATCTTGATACCTTACTTGTAAAAAGTTTCTAGCAGGCACATTTGTACCAGCCTTAATGTTCCATTTTTTTGTAAATTTATTTGCTTTAATTTTATAACCATCTAAATGATGTTGTCCATAATCTTCCATTTCTATACCAGTTTTAGTTGCTTTTATGCTATTAAGCAATTTACCTGTCTCTATCAAAGGTGGGGTTTCACGATTACCACGCCATTTTCTTATATATTTTGTAGAATCTCTTAAATCTAATGTTTTAGTACCTGTCATGGTATCCCAATTAACATTGATTTTATTACCGCTAAATCTTGAGTTTTTAATGTTATTTTTAGCATTTTTTGCTATAGATTTGTACAATTTTTGCTTGATTGGTTTTGTAATCAAAAAATTAGCATTTTTACGCAATCTTTTCTCTAATTTACTTAAATTAAAGTTAATTTTTATATCTTTTATGCCACTTCTGTTCTTAAATGCCATTTTTTTCCTCTAATAATGATTTTGCAAATGATGATCCTAATTTTTTAGCAGTTAAAATCTTAGAACCTTGTATTTCAAGTGCATTTTGAGCAAATCTTTCCCCAAATGCCTCTGGATTATCTAATATTTCTAAAATATTACTATTCTTCGGAAATGTTAGGTTGAAATCCTGTAGCCCCTTCAACTTCTTGACGTGCTTGGCTAAAGATAGACTGTTTTCTGTTTTTTTGTTTGTTTTCGGCAACTTTTAACTCCGCTTCTTCAATTGTTAAGTCTTTATTGTATTCAACCATTAATTCTGGTTCTGAGATTAAATTTAAGTTTAATCTATGTACGTCTAAGGCAATTTGATCTTGAACTGTCATAGGATAATCAGGTTCATTAAAGTCTATTTTTAGGTTATCTGGCAAAGATATACCATTTACACGTGCTAAATTACGCTCTATTTCGTACATATGATGCTCATAAAGATTCCATAAGGCTAAATCGTCTTGATAGTCCTCAAATCTTTCCAAATCTTTAATTTTAAGAGCAATGCCACTAGGTGTTTCGCCACCATCTTGTGCAAATTGGACAAATAAGTGATTATTTTGTGCTACAAGTTCCATTTGAAATTTAACATTTTCAATGACTTTATCAATATCTCCAGCAGGAGATTTTATGTCATAATCTGCGTCTGCAGGTAGTTCTAATATAACATCTGAGCCAAATCTTTGCCTATTTCCTAAATCTGCACCAGAAACAATAGGTTGTCCAAACATTTGAAACCTTAAACCTAGTTGCATTTCTGTCATTGTAATATTTATATGCTCATTAGCGTTCATTATGTCATTTGCTCCCTCGACATAGAAGTCATCACATTGATGCTCTCTATGAGTAAAAACAAAAGGTAATACACCTAATCCGTGAGGTTGTTGCTCTAAAATATCGCCATTTTCGTTAAAAATAATGTATTCTTGATCGTTCCAATGTATATATTCCATTTGTTCTGTATTTGTAGCGTCTGATGTTTTTGTTAATAAAGGGTATGTGATTGCAACAGGCATAAAAGGATCCATTCCAAAAAATGGGTGAAAGTAATAAATAGGTTGGTAGTCAAAATATTTTTTGTCATCAAAATCTTTTAACATAATTCTGACAGCTATTGTACCTAATAATCTTGTCATTCTTTCAATATGTTTCATTTTAGAATCTTTAAGCATGATCATATCATTATATCGTTTACTCACATTTCTATCTGCACCTACTGTATATATCCTAGACATTTTGTTAATAAACTTTTTAGTTATATTAGCCTCGTAAGGAGGAACTTCTCTAAAAGCATCTAAATCAAATCTATCAGCTATATAGTTAGCGGTATTATTACCACTATAATAGTCTAATAGTTTATGAACGTAATGCTCTCTTTCTTTATGATTGAATACTTTTAAATTTTCTAAACTTTCTTTAATTACTGTGTCTGCACTATAAATCATCTGTTCCTTACCTTTATCTCTCTGTTTCTAATTGGAAAATGGTTAATAAAAAAATACCTTAATTGGTCGCAACCATGATCATGATAACCATCTTTTAATGGCTCTGTTTTTAAATCTTTACCATCTGCTTCTGGGTATCTGTAACTTTCTAAATCTTCTGCCATACCTATACAATTATTATTCAAATGTAAAAACCTATCTCCACTTGCGTTTTCTATATAACTTCTTACATGGTTAATACCAGCAGATAAACTTCTTGACGCTTTGTCTGTCACTGTCCTTACAATCAAACCTTTTTTTCTAAATACTTCTATATCACCTATACCTGATTGGCTAGACGCTTGTAATCCTGCTGGATCACCATAATATCTTGATATTTTATAAGGTTTAGATTTTATCATATCTGCTAGTTCATCTGTCTTTATATTTGTTTGATGTGCTATTTCATCTATCATATTTATATGCCATAGCCCATTTACTCTGTGAGTTTGATAGAATCCCACAGAAGGCATCCTATACCCAAAATCAATGCTACAAAAAACAGGCAGGTAAGGATTGTAAGGATAATAACCAACGTCAATATTTCTGTCGAACGGATAAACCCTGCCCTCAAAACTTGTAAACTGAGCCCCATACTCCTGATCAAAGAGTTCTTTAGACATATTCCTTTTTCTTTCAATGATAAACTGATCATCTTTGCCAGCAGGAAATGCGTACTGATTGTCCCAACTTGGGGCTTGATGCGACTCCCAAAGTTCATCACTTTTTCCCAATAAATATAAATCATATAACCAATTGAACCCTTCTGGTGTAGAAATAAATATTCCTTTACCTTTTCTGTCAGATAAAGTGGGTGATAAATACATATCCCAAATTTTTGGTTTTACTTTTGCTGCTTCATCAATTATAAGTAAATCTAAACCCTCACCTACTAAAGAATCAGGGTTATCTGCTGATTTAGCCTCAACTGTAGTGCCCCACTTAAACTTTATGTATCTTTCTTTTTCTGAAGCCTTGATAATGTCATTAGAACGCCCAACTACCATTAGTTGCCATATTTCTCTAAACATTAAATCGGCTTTATCGTATGATAAACCTACTAACCATATTCGTTTGTTCGGCTGGGAGGCGTAGAACGCCGCTTCCATTGCCGATG